CTACTCCGTCAACTGACCAAGTTTCTCCATACTCTGAACAACATCCATCTCCGCATTCGTAGTCGTAAGGACGCTTTGATACTTTGATCTGTTTTATACCCTTCAGCCTCTCGACCTCGGCCTTTGATGCGGATAGTGCTTCCTCTTTATTGTTCAGCAAATCGACTAGGCATTCAGCCTCATCATGCGAGGAACAATGAATTTCATTCAAAGTCTCCCCATCATACTCAAGGATGGCAGAATCAAATTTTGTTATTCTCCAGATAGCTACCTCAGTGCGTGGTGTGTCGGTTGTCATTTCGGATCTAGTGTGTTTGCTTGTACGTCGAATCCGTTTTTACGCAGGAAAGTTGCATGATCTGTGAGAATTGAACGAAGCCTCTCGACCTCGGCCTTGGATGTGCTTCTTCCATATCCATAGAAACCTTGTTATAATGCTCCTTCTCTTCTTCTGTTAAATTTGGTCTATTGGTCATATCAAAGATGCTTAAAACAAATTACTTCACTAGAGATCAGATAATAGACGTAGAGTGCTGCAATAGTTGTAATGACTGTATAAAAAGGTTCTTAAGTTGTTTCATAATCTTATTCTATATGCTTTAGGTGGAGGGGTTAAGAATTAAACTGTCTTAATGCTTCTTTAGCTATTTGGTCCTTCTTATGTTGATAGTATGAATCCTTAACAAACCTATTCAAGTTTATGACATTGAACTCTGTATTATCATTATGAAGGAAGTACCAAGTATCATCCCTAGGGTCTAAAAATATAGAGATAACTTCTTCTTTCTTGTTAGATACCTGAGCATAGTCAAATTGATTACTAGGTACATTCATACCTTGTTTAAGGAACTTAAATGACCCAATCTTATAATCTTTCTTATGCATATTATTCATATCTTCAGTATATAGATCTTTGTTGGACTCCGCAATGTCGACGGCCTGTTGCAGTTGCCCCCGAAGCCTCTCGACCTCGGCCTCTGATGCGGTGAGTTCTCGCTCAAGTTGGCGGGATAACGCATAGGCATCCTCGTGCTTTTTCAGCATTGAATCTGGTTGTGGTGGGCAATGCCGAAACTCAATTGCATCGGTTCGTGGTGTGTCGGTTGTCATTATTTCAATTTTTGTTGGTTTGCTTGAATAAGAGAGTGCCACCTGCGGGTCGTCAGATCCACAACACGGTTGTTGTTTTTCAACCGCAGGCAGCAAAAGGTTCATCTCTGTGATGTGGTGACAACGATGAGGAAGGCTACGAAGAGACCCGCCATGATGACGTAGGAGGTAAGCGTGATCATTCGACGGGTTTCCCTCCGATGCGGATAACGACTTCCATGTTGTGACTGATGTCGATCTTCTCCGGCTCATTGTATCCGCATGCCTTTGCCAGCATTTCTCCATACTTAGGTGCGTCCCTGTTCTCCTCATTAGAGAAGCGGGCGTGAATGGTTCGGATGAAGTTTTGCCTGCTAATCTCCAGCACTTGCTCGTTCTTTTCGCGTAGCTCAATGACCCTTTGGGAAACATTGGGGGTCTTAGCTAACTCACAAGCAGACGAAACCTCTCCAGTATATCCTGCCTTCTTTGCGGCTTTTGCGAGAGGTAATCCGGTCGCGAGAGCTTTTGCAAACTTCTCTTGCCGAGGCTTTAATGGCTTTTTCTTGGGGGTCATTAGGATGTCCTCCGTTCGATCTCTTTCTGGATGTACCAAATGGCTTTATGAAGGTCTTGAATCGGTGCCTGCTTCTCGTCGCACCTCCATAGGTACTTGATGGCGTTGCCGATGCAGAAATTCATGTGCTGAGTCACCGCAATGCACTCCACACCGGAGGGGTGTGAAGTGTAGTGCTTGGGGTGATTTACTGGATCACTTGAGGTCATGCCAATCGTTGGGGATCATAGACCGGAGTCGTCGGGATGGATCAGCATCAGAACGGGAGGTCGTCGTCTTCTTCGATGGAGGCGACCACATCTTTGAGGGGTGCCTGCTCACGAGGTGCCTGCTCCTTCTGCTCACGGATGACGTAGTTGCCGAGAATCGTGCCCTTCGTGCCTGCCTTCCGTTCCTCCAGTGATACGGACTCGGAGCAGAACCCGTGGTTGCCGTACTGGTCAACTCCATCGCGGTTTTCCACGAGAATGAGGTTGAGGAATTTGGCCGTCTCTCCGTTCTTTTTGGTGACGGTCTTGATGCGGGACTTATCAACTTTGGCGAGGTCAATGGATAGCGTGATCATGGGTGTTTGTTTATGGGTATTTGATGATGGTGCGGCTTGCTTTCTTCAGAACGACCCTCCCGTGTGGGGTGGAGTCTTTCTTGAGATTCGGAAAGTTTTTATGGAACACGGCAAAGTTGTCGTGTCTGGCATCTCCCTTCCCAACTCGGTTGGTGGAGTGCTGGTTGCGTAGTACGGACATGTTGTGAGTCTTGATCTATGACCTTCTAAGTAGATTTAGATTATACCCACAAGTGTATATACACCTGCAAGCCCAAAGATGACAGAGATCATAAAACCTTCGCTCCGGTCACATCGATGTAGGCATTGGTGCGTACCAGTTGCCCCCCGTTGATCGTCCGGCTTGTGACCGTCCTCTCCAAACGGATGCGCGGCAGGAACTCTCCCGTCTCGTCCGCGATCTTGACCACGAGAATCATGCGATCCGGCACGAGGTAGAGAAATCCGTAGAATGGGACGCAAAGGGTCTTTGCGAGCGTTGCCCCGTGCACGATCTTCGCATAGGTCACAAGCCACTCATCGCCAAATCTTGATAGCTGACTCCTGCTCATGTTCCGGCACTTCGACTCAAAGCAAGAGGTGATCTGATCTCCTTTGATTGTGAACCCGTCAACCTTTGCTGGATCGTCCTTTGGGGTGTTGACGAAGAGGGAGTCGGGGAAGGTTACCCGCAGGGAGTCGAGCATCTCCCGCTCCTCCCGTGCGGACTCCTGCCCTTTAGGTGTTAAAATATCGAGGCTCATAATTTAACAATCGTCGAGAACTCACTAGCGAGCCTGCGGATGATTGCCTCACCTCTGTCAGCACTGAACATCTCCCTCAACTGCTTCCCGTCACTGTTGCTCGTCCATATGGTCGGCAGTCTCCGGCTTGTCCGGTACTCCAGCAGGTCGTAGAGTTCGCTCTCCGCTCGATCTGTCATCCGGCCCTTGCCGATGTCGTCCAGCAGTAGGAGGTCGGCACTCTTGCACTGCGCGAGAATCGCTTTTGCGATCTGCTTGGTGGCGGGATTGTCTGCGAACTGGTTGGCAGAGTTCAGTGCTAGATCGGTCGCCGAGATGAAGAACACGTTGTGATCCTCGTGGTGCATGCGCTTCAGCAGCATCACCGCGGCGCGGGTCTTCCCTTTGCCGGACTTGCCAATAAACCCGATACCCTTGGGGTTCATTGACCACATTTCGGTCGCCATCACTAAAGCCTCTGGAAGTCGCGTTATATCGCTCTCGTGGTAGATCGGAGGGATCATCATCTGAAAACGCTGTATACACACCTTCTCGCGTCGGGAAAGGGCATCCTGCGTTTGGTCGTTGACCGCCTTTTCGACGCATGCGTCACATTTGCGGGGTTCGAAGATGGTTTTGCCGCCGAATTGTACGGGTTCCGATTCGAAGGTCTGATCGCAATCTTCGCAGGTGTAGGTCTTGATGGTCATCTTAGAAGTCGTATTCGGAGGTTGCTAGTGCTGGTGTAGGCTTGCGTGATCCGTTGGTGGCAGTCGGCTCAAAGACTCCCTGCCATCCCTTCGTGATCGTGGTGTTGATCGCTTGAATTGACCTCTCGACTCCCCATGTGGACATCTCGTCCAACTGACGGTTGATGCTGGTGGGCTTGAGGGTCTTGAACTTCGACTCCTTCCGGTAGGAGAGGTAGGCATCCCATGCGGTCTTGAACTCCTCACAATCCAAAGGTTGAGGAATCACAACCGGAGCGACAGCGACCTTTCGTTTCTCTTCTACTTCGTTTCTACTTCTCTTCTCTTCTACTTCTAGCCGCGGTTGGCCGCATTTGGCCGCAGATTGCGGCAGAATGTTGTCAGACTCGATTCCGTCAGAGGTAGCGGGGTCTGGAAACTTCCGAGTCGTGTGCCGGAGTCGTTGTCCGAAGTTGGTGATCGTGAGATACCTCCTACCGAGGTGGTAATGGAACGCGACAAGACCTCTTGCCTCCAGTTCGTTGATGGATTGGGTGACATCTGTGGTGGTGCCGAGTGGGTAACAGATCGACTCCACGATCCGCGGGTCACCGTGAAACCCACCGAAGTCGTCGGCCTTCATGATGAGGCGAACAAATAGGCATTCCGCGTCACTTGAAAGTCCGTCGAAACGGTAGGAGTCCGTCCAATCTCTGAGTATTCTGTTTGGCATATTAAATTGATGTTTCTAGTAAATAATTCCAACGATTTTTGCTGATGTACTTGCCCATCGATCTGTCGTTACTTGGGCAATGTTTTGCGCCCACATCCACCCACGGGAAGACGACCTCTTCCCCATATTTTTCGACGTACCCCATAACGATGGAGATCGTCATTCCGTGAGCTTCTTGCCTGCCAGTTTGTTGGCACCAATAAGCAGTCAAGCGTTCCCTTATCTGATTCCTTTTCTCGGTTGGAGATGTTGCGATCATTAGAGTGATTCGATTGCCTTCGCGTAGTCGGGACGGTTGACCCAATCGGTCTGATTGAGGATGTGGAGGAAGTCCTCCGCACGGATGACGACCACCCACTCCTCATGGTTCTTTCGGTGCCACACGGTGGCGATACGGGTGCCGCAGTCGCGGAGTGCCTGCTTGAGAGCATCGTAGAGACTGAGCCTCTCGACCCGCTTGCACTCGATGTGCAGGAAACTGAGACTGTCGCACCGGATGTCTGCCGACTCACCTCCGGTATTCCCGCAATACTGCTGACTCCGGCGGGCCGGATGCCCGTGGTCTTTAAGGAACAGGGAGAGGTCTCTCTCGCCCGCTTTGCCCTTTGCGTTGCTATTCATAGGACATCTCCTCCTCGACGGCATCGGCATCGATCTCGCACCCGCACTTGGGGCACTCGCAAGGGTCGCATTCTGCTGCCGATCCCTGCTCTGAGTCCTCCCACCTGCCCGCCATTCCGGTGTTCGGTGTGGAAGGTGAGAAGCGGACAACAAAGTCGTGTCCGCATTCTTCATTCTGACATGTGTGATCAATCTTCATTATGGATAAGTGTTTTTTTGTATCTGCTAAGTGGGATGAGTGGGGTGTAGGGTCTGCCGTTCATCGTCGGCATGCCTTCAGATAGCTCCCGCGGGGGGAGCATCTCCTCCTCCTCTTCGTCGGGATCACCAAAGTGGAAGTCGTGAATCCTCATTGGTTTCCATGTCGCGGGCTTGCGCCTCACGGATCTCAAGAATCGCGTTCTTGAGGAGCAGGCACCTGTCGTCCTGCTTCCCGTGAAATGTCTTGAGGGTTTGGTACTGGTGGTAGAGGAGGGCCACAGCGATCTCGGTCGCCTCATGCTTGCCCTCTTTGATGCCCGCCTCATGCCCGTGCATGTACCCGTGCGTGAAACCGTACTCACACCGATCTTTTGGGGTCGGAATGTACTCCTCCGGTGGGGTTCCGAGATGCCGGATTCCCATCGTTGCCCACCACTGCTTCCATATCGTTTTGATTCTATCGTTCATTGTTTTGTTTGTTGGGGTTGGTTGTGTATATACACCTGCGACTAAATGTTGAACTTGCTCCGTATCCGGCATGCGGGTACGTCGAGAAAACCACACAAACGGTCGAGCATGTCCGACCGGAAGAAGTTGACCAGTTCCACCGCATCGCACTCCTCAAGACCGATAGGTGTGCGCTTGCCTCCACTCTTGCCTGCCGCGTTGTAACGGTGCCGGAAGTGGTGCGCGTCCACCGTGTTTTGCTCGGTGATGGCACCGTATGCTTTGAGGGTTGCCATGTCCTCTACTGCCTGCGCGAGCATTGCAGCGGCAAGTCTCTTCCAGCATGAGTTCATGTGCTGAACTTCGCCGGAGATGTCGATCTCGACGTTCATGCCGCCCTCCTCTGCCGTAGCATGTCGTTCCAATCCCTCTTCGCTTCCGAGAGGACTTTGATCTGCTTGGCCTGCTCCTTCTTTGACTCGTACATGTGGGTGGAGACCCAACACTCGGCACGGGTTCCGTCACGCTTGACGTAGGTCTGATACTGCCAGAACCGCATCGTGCCGCATGGAGAAAGGTCGCCTCGTGTGAGCTTCATGAGTTTGTCATGACGAGGGAAACTGTTGCCTCGCTGGTCGTGGTCGGAATCGGTTCATCGGTGAGGGTCGCCCACTTCTCCTTCACTGCCTTCGTGTCGATCCGGCTCGATCCTTTGCGGTGCTGGAGATCAAAACCTTCAACGACCTCTCCCGCCTCAAGAGCACTCTTGACGATGCCGGAGGGGTCGATGTCCTCGACCACCTCCTGCAACCGCTTGTAGGCTTTAAGGAAGCGGGCAGCATTGGATGGCGATGCCGTGATCCATTCTTTCGTGAACTCCATTGCCCTCATCTCCGATGGGACGATCTCCGTGGAGGAGATGACCTCAATGGCGGGTGAGAGACGGGTGGGGCAGGTACTCTTCTTCGCGCACCACTTGCAGTATTGGTTGACGTTGGCGGGTTCCATCTTCGCCTGCACACGATCAATGATTCCGAAGACGATCTCGCGGGCATTCTCAAGCGTCCACGACTCAATGTGGTCGTTGCCCGTGTCGATGCCGACGATCACTGAGATGCAGGACTCCTCTCCGGTGCGTTCCATCAGCATGAGGGCATAGACCGCCATCTGCTCTAGATAGGAACGCGGGTCGGAGCGTGTGCCGGACTTGTAGTCAACCAGCACGAGAGACCCCTCATGGTAGCCCCACATGTCCGCAGTGCCGAAGGTGACTTCCTTCATGTCTTCGTCGATGAGTTGGAGGGTCTGCTCCACTCCGCGGACATCCGAGATGTACCCCTTTGCGCGAGCGTATGCCGATGCCGCATCGGGGTTGGAGATCGGGGTGCCGTGCGTGTGATGCTTCTCGATCTGAGCGTGAAGGTCGGTTCCGCGATCCGCGGCCTTTCCGACCACGGGGTTGGGCCAATACTCGATGCACAGATTCAGCTTCGGGAACGCCGAAGGTGAGAGGGTGGGGTGGTGCCTGCTCATTTTGATTCCCCTCCTTCACCGAAGAACTCCCAAAGGATCGCCACATCATTTCCTGCAATCCGCTCGACCACCTGCTTGATTTTCTTGCAAGCGGTTGGCCAATACAGAGTTTGCGTTTGATGCGCTAACGTGAGTGGGGCACCTGCCACAATCACATCTTCACCATGATTTGTGGCGTGAGCGCATGCTGCCCCGACATCTTCAAGCCACCCAAATTTGATGGCACTCTCAGACACAAGTTCCTCGACAGCTTGAAACCATACAGACTTTAGAAACTCCTCTCGCAAAGCAAGTTGACCTCCCTCTACCTCATAGATTGCATCCATAATAAGCTTCTCTACTTCAACCTCACGAGGTGTCTGCGTGTTCCGAATGCCATCTGTGACCTTTACTCGAACCCCATGTTTAGGGGTTTCGGTGATAATGAGATTTAGCCCGATCATGCGGCCTCCTTAATGTCGGCGAAGGAGAAGGCGACGACCTCTTCCCACTTGCTGGCGATTCCCTTTAGGAATGGAACGGGGAGGGTCTTGAGGTCACTTGCCTCGACCTTTGCGTCCTTCGACTTGAGGAAGGCGAAGATGTCAGACTCGGAGACCTTATCGGTCTTCATGAGTCCGGCGACCTCCTTTGCCCAATCCTTTGCGGGTGCTGCCTTAACGGGAGCCGGAGCGCATGCCGAGTTGCCGTCATCGTCGGATGCTGCGAGCGAGAGGACA